GTCTGTTGTGTTGTCGCCGAGGTTTTCACGGCATGCGTTGTAGATGATTTTGGTTTTCATTTTGGCGTCCTCGTCTCCAAGGTTAAGCCGGGTCCGCCGGCACGGTGTCACAAGGGGATAATAGGGTAAGCCGATTTACAGTTCAAGTGTTACATCAACCGCCCGTCAGTCCGCTTATGCCGTCCGTCAGCCCAAACCGACCGCTTGTAAAGCCCCACAGTGCCTGTAAAATGGCAGGGACATGCAAGGATAGCGGGTGGGGTAGAGATCACGCCCCAGCCGGCAAGGCAGACGGTATAATCCAGCCGATAAACGGTATATGAGGAAATGCTAATACCAACAGCGTAGTTACGGGCAGATTGTCTTTAAGAATTAGTCTAGTTAGGACGATGTGTGCGGTGAGATGCGTGCTGAGCGTGTGCTGAGGGAGACGTGTGTTGAATGTGCTGAGGCTGAGGCTTATCCTTTCCGCCCCCTCTTCCTCCTGGAATTCAATTAATCCTGGACTGGAATTCAATTAATCCTGGACTTGATCTAAATTAATGACTTGATCTAAACATGCCTATAAATCTAGTCTCAAGTCAGTCTTGGATAGGCTTAGGCAGATAGGCTAAATTAGTTATGAATATTAGAATATTCGGATATAGGGGCCCCCCCTCTGTGGGGGCGATTAGGTTTAGGTTCTACACCCTCCACATTTTTCATAACTAATTCCTAGACATAAATATATTTAATGACCACTAAATCGCATTGGGCTGATGTTTATGAATCTTTTGAAGAAGATTTAAAACATTGTCAGTGGAAAGACCTTACTGCTTTAAAGTGGCAAAGGATGAAAAAATTCCTAAGAAAAACTATCAAAAGATCAGGAGGGATTAATTATTCGGCTTTTCCGATAAATTTTAGATGGCATTTATGTTCCACAAGGCTTTCCTTGGGGAAGTTCGATAATTGGGATGGATGGGAATATAGAAGTGATTGGTCCATTACTTTCCAGGGATGGAATGGTGGGCCGAAAGGCGGTATGACTGTTCCGAAATGGAATGGCAATAAAGTTAAACATCTAATTATTGCCTCAGAGCAAGGAATAGGAGATGAAATTTTATATGCCTCGGCTATTCCAGAATTAATTGTCAGACTTGGCCATGACCCCCTGGAATTGCAGTGTCATCCCAGACTTTTCCCGGTTTTTCGGAGATCGTTCGGAATTAAATGCACTCCCAGAAGAGTTCTTTCTCAGATCGAGGGAGAGGCAAGCGTGGTTGCGCTCGCGGATTTATTCATGTTTTATCGAAGGAACAAATCGCATTTTCCGAGGAAGCCTTTTTTAAAACCCGACCAGAATATAAGAAAAGCGTGGCTGGAAAGACTTTGGCAATACCCAAAACCATGGATCGGAGTGGCTTGGAAAGCGAGACATGGAATTCTGGATGTAAACAAACTAATAGACAAAATTTCCCCGAGAGGGACGCTGTTTAATGTTCAATATGAAGGGAAACACGAAAAATTGGTTGAAATCCAACCAAACTCCATGTTGGATATGGAAAATCATCTAAACTTCATCTCCTGTCTGGACAGGGTTGTTTCCGTGACGCAGACGGTTGTGCATGAATGCGGAGGGTTGGGGGTGCTCTGTGACGCTATCAAACCCCCCAAGGGAACGGGGAAAGTAGACCCGGCGCTTTGGTATTACGGTATTGGAAACGATGTTTCTCACATGATTTATGGATCGGTGAAGGTATTCAACTCTCTGGAGGAATATGAGTATCGTCAATGAAATTTATGGGGAAATCGAGACTTTGCGTGGTATGTTAACGGCCTTGATGGTGAATTGGCCCGATCTCAGACCGAGAATGGAGCCGGCGATCTCGAAAGTTGACGCCGTTCTTTCCAACCCATCGGATCAGACGATTCATTTTTTGATAGAAGACATGTTGGATATGAATGAATTTTTCATTGACGTTCTTTACATGATTCAAGATGAACATCTAGACAAAAATATCCGCCAAACCATGAGCCTGACCAATAGATTATTGGGCCCGGAGGAACGGGTGGGCTTGCATTGAAAACCATTATCGTCGGACATGGACCTTCTCTTGAAGGACAAGGATTGGGTGAATGGATAGACAGTTTCGATAATGTCGTTCGTTTGAAACGGGCCGAGTATCTGATTAGGACCAATCCCAAGGATTATGGCGTAAAAACAGATTATCTTTGCGCCTCCACGGAAGTTCTGGGTTGTTTCAAGACTATAAAGGTTCATGAATTTTGGGGATACCCCAAAAGGGGCTGGTACGACGAAAACGCAGTCGAGGCGGCGAAAAAAGAACTCAATGCCTATCTTTGGATTCCATTGAATCTCTGCAACACCTGGAACGCAAAATTCAGAAATCTTGGGGCAAAGCATCCGAATGTCTCGACCGGTATGGCTTCTATCGTCATGGCATTGGAACGGTTCAGGCCCGAGACTTTACAGATCGCGGGATTCGATACTTTATTCAACCCCGAACTGCCATTTACCCGCGCCGAACTTCCACGCACCGGAACCGGAGCGATAAACCATGACTGGATTAAAGAGAATCAACTTTTAACCATGTTGAGAGATTTTTATAAGGTTTCATTTGAAACCAATATAAATCGAACGAATGAAGGAAATTTAAAATATGGGTGATGCTATTTTGACTGCGAAATTGCGTAAGGAATATGGAGGACTGAATTTAGAAGCTCAAGTCGCCGGCAATCCATTTCCGATATGGAGAACTTGGCTGAACTCAAAAGGATACGATCTCGACCGGAACGATCTGGTAATTCCATTGAAAAAACAACTGAATCCCGCCGATCCTTCGTTGAGATAATTCGTTGAGATAATTCGTTTTCAGAGAGATAACCATGACGTTAAAAGGCAAGTCATTCAGCCCGATCAAAGCTTTGGCCGCAAGTAAGACATGGAGGCAACAGTCTGAAATGACGCGCGCCAAGATCAAAACGACGATGATTGTCGAGTCTCTGCAAAAACATCTAGCCGGCGAATGTGAATTGAAAGCTACTCAGGTCAAGGCGGCGCAAATTCTGCTTGATCGCGTTCTTCCCACCATGTCCATGCAGGACGTGGTTCAGACCGTAACCAATGAAACGGCGAATTACGACGATATGCTGGTCAGACTGAAATTTCTTTTAGGCGAAGCCACGGTCGATTTATTGCTCGACAAGCTCAGTAAATCGCCCGATATTGGGGCCGGACCTATCGGAGAAAAGACGGATCAATCGCAGGAAATGCCACATTGATTGCGGTTACGACTTTTTCCCATTCGGGATACGAGGCTTATGGACGGGAGATGTTGAAATCCGCTATTAACAATTGGCCTTTCAGCATCGTTTGTTATATCGAATCCGATATTGATCTGAATGACGCGAAACTGGAAAAGCGGAATTTTTTCGACATCGAAGGCGTGATGGGATTTTATCAAAACATCAAAAATGTTCCTATCTGTCACGGTAGAACAAAAGATGGATACAATTACAATTACGATCTTTGGAAGTTTTCCCGCAAGATGTTCGCTCAATGGGATGTGTTGAAGGAATACAAGGGAAAGGTTTTCTGGCTCGATGCCGATAGTTTTATTCGAAAGCCGATCCCGGAGGAGTTTCTGGTTTCGTTGTTCGACGACAAAGGGCTGACCTATCTCGGACGCGAAGGGGTTTACACGGAAACCGGTTTCGTCGGATTTGACACGGAGAATGAAAAATTCCCGGAATTCCTAAAGCAATATATCGGATTTATCCGTCACGGATGGTTTATGGATCATGCCCGCTGGCACGATTGCGAGGCTTTCGATTTCGCGCGCCGAACCTCCGGCATTCCCAGCCATAACCTGTCGCCATTTTTCAAAATTCCCAAAAACAGGCAAATGTCCCTGGATGATTTGGATGTTTTCGGTAAATCGGTTCTTGGGGAATATATCGTGCATTTAAAGGGCAAACGCAAGGAAGTCGTCGAGAAGTATGCCGTTAATCAGTGACTCCTATCGGGGTCTATTGCTGAAAATGCATCGGAAGAATAGAAACTTCGGCATGGGATCGAAACGGAGAAAAGAGTATATCGAATCCTTGGGATATTCCGATATTCTCGATTACGGCTGTGGCAAGGGGAAACTCGGAATCGGGAAGCGATACGATCCTGGAATCCCCGATTTTTCCGCCGATCCGGACCCCGCAGACCTTTTGGTTTGTACCGACGTTCTTGAACATATAGAACCGGAATATCTTGACGATGTTTTGAACCACATGGCTTCCAAGATGAAACACGCCGGCTATATCACCATCGGTTGTGGTCCGGCGGCGAAGAAACTTCCCGATGGAAGAAACGCGCATCTTATTGTCAAACCCCCGGCGTGGTGGCTGGAGAAGCTGGCCGAATATTTTATTGTCACTGGTTATTCCGTGCATCCGGATTCCAAAAAACGCAGGGAATCGCTGGAACTCGAAGTGCATTTGAAACTGCGATGAGGGCTTTTATTACCGGACTTACCGGACAGGATGGCCGTTATCTCTCGAAATTATTGATTGAAAAGGGATATGAAGTTCATGGGCTTGTCAGAAGAACTTCGCAACCTAAACAAGTTCCGATTGGCGTGGGAATCGTCGAGGGAGACGTTACCGATCCACGAATCACCGATATTATCCAGAGGATCAATCCTTCGGAAATCTATCATCTCGCGGCGATGTCTCATGTTGGGGAGTCTTTCAAAATACCGAGGACGACTTTTGAAATCAACGCGATTGGAACTCTTAACTGCCTGGAAGGGGCCAAGATGTGCGGCGCAAGATTTTATCAAGCGTCCACCTCGGAGCTTTACGGGGCGTCCAAGCCGCCGCAATCTGAAATGACATCTTTCCATCCTCGAAGCCCTTACGGTGTGGCGAAACTTGCCGCTTATTGGCTTACGGTCAATTATCGGGAAGCTTATGGGCTTTTTGCTTGTAATGGAATTCTATTCAATCATGAATCTCCGATACGAGGCTTGGATTTTGTCACCCGGAAAATCTGTCGTGGCGTGGCGAGGATTAAATTCGGCCTGGATCGGTATATCGTATTGGGGAATCTCGATGCCAGACGCGATTGGGGGCATGCGGAAGATTTTGTCGAATCCATGTGGATTATGATGCAACAGGAGACCCCCAGTGATTACGTCGTAGCTATGGGGGAATCGAGATCAATCAGGGATTTGTTGACCGAGGCATTCCAGCATATCGGAATTTCGGATTGGTCGGAATATGTAAAACAGGATATAAATAGTTATCGTCCGGCGGATGTGGATAGCCTGATTGGGGATGCTTCCAAGATCAGAGCATTAGGTTGGAAACCAAAATATTCCTTTGAACAAATCATCAAAGAGATGGTGGAATCTGAAATTGAGCAAATCAGAAATTATTCACCCGTTATCGCTTAATACCTGGGGACAGGAGGAGAAAAACGCAATTCTGAAAGTTCTTGATTCCGGGAATTTCACGATGGGAAAGAATGTAAGAGCTTTTGAAAAGGCTTACGCCGATTGGTGCGGGACCAAATACGCAGTCATGGTCAATTCCGGTTCTTCGGCCAATCTTCTGATGGTTGCTGCTTTTACTATCCAGAATGGTCCCGGTGTCGTTATTGTCCCGGCGGTCTCATGGGCGACATCTTATTCTCCGTTCCAGCAATACGACTGGGCGCTGAAATTCGTGGATATTGATCCGGATACACTGAATTATGATTTGGATCGGCTTCACGAAGCTTATACCGGAGAAGAATTGATTCTCGCCGTTAATCTTTTGGGAAATCCGAACGATTATAAACGATTTCCGAATCATGCGACTCTGGAAGATAATTGCGAATCCATGGGAGCCGAATATGAAGGAATGAAAACCGGTAATTTCGGGATCATGGCGTCACACTCAATGTTTTTCTCCCATCATATTCAGACGATGGAAGGGGGAATCGTCACGACGGATGATGAATATTATTATCAGATGCTTCTTTGTCTTCGTTCCCATGGATGGACGCGGCATTTGCCGGAAAAGAATGTTTTCAATATCGAGCCATCGGCTTATGAATTCCTGTTTCCCGGATATAACGTCCGCCCCGTGGAAATGTCCGCCGCCGTCGGGTTGGAGCAGTTGAAAAAACTCTATGGTTTTATTGCCGGCAGAAGAGAAAACGCCGAACGATGGAGAGAAGTTTGTCGGAAACGCCGATGGTGGATGCAGAAGGAAACAGGGGAATCATCCTGGTTTGCCTTCGCCATCGTGGACGATGAAATAGAATCAATCAAGAAGGAATTCGACGAGAAAGGGGTCGAATATCGCCCGATTGTCGGTGGCAATTTCACCAAATCCAAATCAATCGAATATTATGATCATGAAATCGTCGGTGAGTTGGGAAACGCCGATAGAATACATGAGAAAGGCGTTTATATCGGTAATTTTCATCAACCCATGATAGGAGCCATTGATGCCCTTAGCCAAAGGTAAATCGGACAAAGCTGTTTCCAAAAACATCAGAATTTTAAAAAAGGAGGGTTATCCGCAAAAACAAGCAGTCGCCATTGCTATACGTAAAGCCGGTAAAAGTAAAAAGAAGTAATTTATTTTATGACAAGCAATCAAATTACGAAAAGAATAGACGCAATTACCGGTATCCCGGAAAATTACAGGAAAACGGTTCTTCCGGCCCCCAAGTCAGTGAAGATTGAGCTTACCAGTCAATGTAATTTCCGCTGCGGATTTTGCGCGCATCATCTCCGGATCAAGAAACGCGGAGACATGGATTGGGAATTATTTATGCGTTTAGCCAATGAGATGCGCGCGGCGGGGGTCGAAGAGCTCGGGGTTTTTTATATCGGCGAGCCGTTTTCCCGTCCGCAGATTCTGGTTGACGCCATTCGTTATGCGAAAAGAGTCGTTGGGTTCCCCTATGTTTTTTGCACTACCAATGGCAGTCTGGCTTGGCCATACAGGGTTGCGGCGGCGATGGAAGCTGGCTTGGATTCCTTGAAATTTTCTTTGAATAACTCCACGCCTGAACAATTGTCGGAAATCGCGCAGGTAAAGGGGGATATTTTTTACGATATTAAAAATAATTTACAAACAGCGTGGCGACTTCGTAAAGACCTCGGTTATAAAACCGGGCTTTATGCCTCATCCATCATGTATGACGGGGATCAACAACAGGCGATGGAGAGACTGGTACAAGAGATTAGACCGTTCGTGGATCAGCATTATTGGTTGCCCTTGTATTCAATGGGCAGCCTTGCCACCAAGAGAGAGGAAGAGTTGGGATTCCGGCCTATTGCGGGGAATCAGGGCCGGATCGAGAACTTGCGCGATCCCTTGCCTTGTTGGTCGGCTTTTACCGAAGGTCATATAACCTACGATGGCAAGCTCTCGGCCTGTTGTTTCGATGCTGGGGATAAATGGACTATGGCCGACCTGACCAGAACGAGTTTCATGGAAGGATGGAACTCCGAGATATTTCAGACTTTGCGCGCTGTGCATTTGAAAAAAGACGTGACCGGGACTATTTGTGAAGATTGCGTGGCGTATCGAGGATGATTTATGGATGTTGCCGAAGAAGTAGTTCATCTCATTTCCAAGATGGAGCAATATCAAAAAATACACCGATTGGAATTTTATAATCCTTATGAATTCCAAAAAAAGTTTCATCATGTTTTCGGCGAGGGTGATTTCGTTCCGGTAAAATCAGACAAGAATAAATCGCATCTTGCGATCATGCGCGCTTTACAGTGTGCGAATCAAATTGGGAAATCCACTTGCGGCGCGATGGAAACAGCGATGCATCTTACGGGGAGGTATCCCGACTGGTGGCAAGGCCATGTTTTCGATTATCCGGTCGAATGGATGGCTTCTTCCAATACCAATGAGACGACCAGGGATCGTTGTCAAAAGGAATTATTCGGCGAGCCGGCCGATCCGACCGCCCTGGGAACTGGGGCCATACCGAAAGAATGCCTCGGCGAGACCACGCGCAAAGCCGGTGTCCCCAATGCGTTTGAAATCTGCCTGGTGAAGCACGCCAGCGGTGGTTGGTCGAAGATTTATCTTAAACCTTACGAACAAGGCGCAAAGAAATTCATGGGGTACAGGCTTCATGGGTTCTGGGATGACGAAGAGCCGCCGGAAGATATTTTATCGCAACAGAAACGCGCCACGCTTTCCACCGACGGCATAGGGTATCTTACCTATACGCCGGAAGATGGGATCACGCGCACGGTGCATCAGATCATGTATTCCCGTAATCCAGGAGAAGCCCTGATTACGGCCACATGGGACGACGCGCCGCATATGACTCCGGATAAGAGACGACAATCGTTGTTGAAATTCCCGGAACATGAACGGGAAATGCGGTCTCAAGGCAAGCCCATGATTGGTACCGGCATGGTTTATCCAGTTGACGAAGGAAAGATAATCATCGATCCATTCCGTATCCCCGGTCATTGGCCGAGGATCATCGGCGTGGATTTTGGATGGGAACACGCTGCCACGCTTGTTTGCCTGACATGGGATCGGGATACGGATATTCTCTATTTATACGATTGCTGGAAGCAATCCAGAGCATTGACTGAAATTCATGCTCAGGCGATTAGAAGCCGTGGTGAATGGGTTCCCGTTGTTTGGCCGCATGACGGCATGAAACATGATCCCAAATCGGGGAAACCCATGGCAGATCTGTATCGGTCCATGGGAGTCAATATGCATTTTCAGCCATTTTCCAATCCACCTTCTATCGGCCAGAAGGAAGGACAAGGCGGGAATGGAGTGGAGATCGGAATTCAGGAAATACTTTCGCGCATGGAAACCGGACGATTCAAAGTATTTTCCAATCTCAAGGATTGGTTCGACGAATGGCGCATGTACCATCGCAAGAATGGTGAGATCGCCAAATTTAATGATGATCTGATGGATGCCACTCGTTATGCGATTATGATGCGAAGGCATGCCATAACCCAACCGATCAGGCAAAAACCTCAACAATCTTATGCAGGATTAAGCAACTGGTGAGCACAGAAAATATAAAGAAACGGAAAATCAGTCAAAAAGACTGGGATGTAGTCGCGGGGAAAATCCGCGATGAATTAAAAAGCCGTCAGAATCAAAAATTTCGCAAAACGCATGAATTGATTTGGAAAGAAGTTGATCGTCAATTGGCGATGGAGCCAATGAAGCGTTTTGCCAAAGATGGAAAGAAAATTGATCCGGAATGGAGATCGGTACTTGAACTTGGTGAATTGGCAAAAGCTTCAGAGATTATTGCCGCTGATGTTATGCGGCTTACTTTCCCCACGACACGCTCCTGGTTCGAGGTTCACTCTGAAATTCCGGCGGTACTCGACGATACTGGCACGAAACAAGTAGACGCCAAAGCGCAAGATTTTATTGATCGCGCTTATCGTGCATTATTGGTGCAGCAACATCTTGATTTCGGCCTAAAGGCACGTTATGAGCTTTCGGTTAAGGAATCGCTGCATCATGGGTCTTATGTCACCGAAATTCGCTGGGAGAATCGTATTCGATTGCATGGTGGTACTGGGGTAGAACAAGTCTCCGCGCCCATTTGGGTTCCGTATTCCATGTGGAATTCTTATCCCGACCCCTCGCCATCGGTAATTGGTACCGACTTGTTTTATACCGGCTCGATGATCTTGGTGGATTATCTTCCGCTTTATCTTTTAAAGAACATGGCGCAAGGCGAAGGCTGGATGTTGGAGAATTTGAATAGAATCAAAAAGAAAACAAATCAGAACAAAGATGTTGAAACCGAGGATGTGGAGTTAATCAAGTATTACGGTGATCTGGAAATAGAAAGAGGAGACGGCAATATCTTGTTGCCGAATTCCAAGGTTATTCTTGCAAACGATGTGATTGTCTATTTTGCACCGAATGATCTTGCTTCCCCATCTATTATTTATTCCGGTTATGAGCGCGTGGATGTACGCGACCCATATTATACTTCGCCGTTGATAAAACTCTCGCCAATGCAAAAATTGGGAAGTCAAATGGCGAATAAGCTGATTGATTCCATGGCAATGAGAGTGGAGCCGCCAATAGCTTATGATGCCAACGATCCGCAACTTGTCTTGGACGGCGGGCCACGCATGGCTCCGGGAGCGAAGATCGGGGTCAAGGGAAGTTATGGCGTCAAGGAAATACAAGCGGGTGATCCGCAAGCGGCGATGGTCGGTTTAGAATTCATAATTGCACAATTGAATCAAGGATTGGGAATAAATGCCATTCGTTCCGGCGCGGGAGACGACAGGACGGACAAAACGGCCACGGAGATCACGACATCGGATGTCAAGGCCGAGATCAGAACGGCGGAATTCGTGGACAAACAAGAGCGTCATGCGTTGCGGCCATTTCTTTATATGCAACATGAATTGAACAAAAAATATCTCCAAAATTATACGTTTTACAATCCAGAGATGGATGCTCCTGATTTTATGCAAGTTACCGCCGAAGACATCCCGGTGAATGTGGTTTTCGATGTTGTCGGTTCGCGCGGAGCCTTGGGGGAGAGAGCCAGGGCGCAACGAGTCGGTGAAGTCACGGCTTTCCTGTTATCCAATCCCATGACACAAAAGCTCCCGAATGTCGTGGAATTGGCTAAACAGGCTTATCAGGATGCCGGGGTTAAGAATCCAGAGAGATTCTTGAATCTCGATCAGGGGTTGCCGCAGGAAGCCATGATGATCGCGCAGGAAGCAGAACAGATGATTCAGCAGGCGCAACAGCGTATTGGCGAATTGGAAAAAGAATTGGCTATTACCAAGGCCGTCAATGAAGCAAAAGTCATGGAAGCACAGATGCGCGCGGAAACACAAATAAATATCACCGAATTCAAGACTCAACTTGAAGGAGAATTGAGCGTGCTTAAGGCGCAATTGGAAGTGGCGAAATCCGCCGGAAGCCAGCAGGGACCGGCCATCTCCATATCGGAGATAAACTCCATTGTCGGTTCGCTCGATAAGATTCTGTCTATTTCCGAGAAACAGACATCGGAAGTGGACAACAAATTATCGGAAATGAATAAGACAGTAAGCTCTCTTGTCAATCACATGAGCAGGCCGATTAAGGTCAAAGTTACACGCGATGCCAATGGCAAATTGGCCGAAGCAACTGGAGCTAGGGAATAATGGCTAGGGGCGACATCGTCGTATTCAACGAGGCCCTGGCCCTGATTCAGGACGGCGGGTGGGAGGCAGCCGACGACATCAAGGTCGCCGTTTGCGACAACACGACTACCCCGGCGCAGACAACGGTCACGCCGGCTCTCGGTGATTTCACGGAAGTCGGCGCGGCCGGGAGTTATATCGCCGGGGGAACGTCTCTGGGAACGTGGGGAACGATCATAACTCAATCCGGCGCGGTGGCGACGGCCGATTCATCCACTAACCCATCCTGGGCGCAACACGCCTCGAACGACACCGATGCCTATTGGGGAATTCTGTACAATGACACACAGGTCGGCGATCCCGCTTTTGCCTATGTTGATCTGGGGGGGCCCGTGAACATGTCCGCCGGCAGCCTGACAATCAACTGGAACGCCTCCGGTTTTTACACGATAACCAATACCTGATATGGCCGATACTCTAACAAAAACTCAGTGGGACGCCGGCGCAGTGGTAGCTACTGACGACATCGCCGGTATTCACTTTCCGAGAGTCAAACTGGTACATGGCGCGGACGGCACCAATGCCGGCGATCTTCGATCTGCTAATCCGTTTCCGACCGCCCCGCCTATAGATGTCGCCACGCATATCGACACCACGATAGTCACGTTAGCCGTCGGCGCGACCTATAATTCGCCCGCGTTCGATACGACCGTAGTGGGCAAATTTGTCACGCACTACATCTATGCCGATGTCGCCGGCACGCACAATTATCAGGAATCGCACGATAACGCGACCTGGCGAACCGTTGACGGCGATGCCGTGTCGGCGGGAGCGGTGTTCGTCGAGGAACATATCTGCAATGCGCGGTACCACCGCGCCCAGTATGTGAACGGTGGAACGATTCAGGCGACGTTTAATCATCAGGTCGTTTGTTCCTTTGTCGGTGTCCCCCATGAAGTCGGTTTTCGTCCCGGCGATAACATCGTCCAGGGCGACAAGACCACTAACACCAGCGCCCCCTCGGCCGAAGCACACGAGGTCATCGGTTGCATTGCCAACGCCGCCGCCCCGTCCTACACGGAAGGCAACGTGGTCATGCCGCGAGTCACCCTCGCCGGAGACACCGCCGTTACGCTCGACGGCGAATCCGTGGTTGTTACGGCCACGAATCTTGATGTTCGTGACTTAACCTCGGCCTCCGATTCCGTGGCCGCAGTCTCAGCGGGAGACGTGGCTCACGATGGGGTGGACTCGGGCAATCCAGTAAGCGTGGGCGGTATCGCCAGATCGGCGCTTACCTCGGTCGCCGCACTTGACCGCGTCAAGGCAATTTTCGATCTTCAGGGCAGACAGATTGTCAGAGCCAATGTCCCGCGTGGTTTAAGAATCAAGAATACCATCACGCTGACTTCAACCACGGAAACGACTTTACTTGCGGCGGCAGCGGCGACTTTTCACGATCTCACGAAACTTTGGATTTGCAATACCTCGGCTACGGCGGTGCGTGTGGATTTTCGAGATACAACGGCGGGTTCGGTATTATTTTCATGGTATGTCCCGGCCGGACAATCAGTGGGATTCACGGATTCTAACGATCCAATAGAGCAAACGACGGTTAATACCGCATGGACGGCGCAACTGTCGGCGGCGGTGACTGACGTAAGAATTTTCGCGGCTGCTGTAAAGAACATAGCCTAATGTCCATCTCGCTCAGAGCGGTCGGGACCTACACGAACGGCACGGCGAACCTCACGCCGGGCATTCCAGCGGGTGCCGTAACCGGCGACATGATGCTGTGCTTCTACGGCACCAAGCCCTATAGCGACGCCCCAACCATAAATCAAAGCTGGAACAATTACGGGAGCGCGACGGACGGCACGGTGGCGGCTGGCGTGGATGTTGGCTCCATGCAGATACGAGTCTTCTGGAAGCAGCACACCGGCAGTGAGACGAACCCGACGGTTACCAATGCGACGAACAACGTTTCCGGTTGCGTCATCATAGTATTTCAAAATGCTACAAATTCGTGGGAGATAGCCGGAGCGGGAGGTGGAGATAATACCGCCGGTACGGGATTCTCGGTGACTGCCAGCAGCAACCCGGGCATTACTGCCGGGGACATGCTTGTGGCTTACGCCGCGCTCCGCTCAGACGCGGCCACGCAGTCGGCAATCGGCGTCACCGCGACCAGTGCGACCATAGCGGCTTTCACGGAGTCACCTGCGGCTGACCTGGTGACGACCGCCGGTGGCGACATGGCGATGTCCGGTGGGTACGCCGCCTGCACGGCGGGGACGGCCACCGCCGCGCCGGTGTACGCCTCGACGCTGGCCGCCGCGCATACAGGTTCGGCGTATATCATGCGACTGCGCGAGGCGGCGGCTACGTTCATGAAAACACAAACTCTGCCGATGATGGGAGTCTAATGGCAACCGTAACGATTACAGCTATCGTGGAAACAGACGATCATGTGGAATTCGCGTGCTCATTTTCAGTAACGACTCCTGCGCTTTCATGGGCTGAAACATTGGCGTTTGGGCGCGCCCGCCTGAAAGGTCTGACTCAGGCACAGATGCGCGATGAAGTTTTGTTTCCTCTGTGTCAAGAAATAGTGCTGGGGCGAATAGGCGTTAACAGGGCGCAACTTGCCGGGAACTCTATATTGAACGTGGCGCAGACGATTCCTAATACGCCCTGAGACGTAAGTAAATGTTTTCCCCCATACTAGCCACCACAACGGCGGGAAACGTCGAGGTCAATGCCTCGACTGACGCGCTGGTATTGACAGAATATTCTGCAACGGTATCGCTGGATTTAACTATTTCAGCAACGGTTGATGCATTGGTCCTAGCGGAATATTCTGCAATCGTGGACGTACCGGGAGAAATACCAGCGATAATTGATCGCGGAGGAGCGCCGATCAGGAGATATTACTATATTCCTGAAAAAAGACGCATCCTGACTGTAGAGAAAAATTACGATGAACAAGAATTAGTCGAACTTATTCGGCGTGCCGCTGAAAAAGAAGATCGGTTGGCGGCGAGAAAGCTGGAACAAAAAGCCCGTTTCGTTTCCGATATGGAAACAGCGATGGTGGATTTTCACGATGCTTTTGTAAAGGCTGAACAACAAATTAAAAATAAATATAATCAGTCACAGAAAAGATTACGCGAGATTCAGGAAGAAATGAATGAAGAAGAACATTTGATTCTCCAAATACTTCTTGAAGCTGCATGAAACACGAAAACTTATTATATGAGTTGCGTTCCGACCCGCGTTTCATGGATTTTGTCGCGGATGTAATGAAACAGCGGCCTGTCATCCCGTCTTACGACGCGCGACTTGATAATACTGAAATCTGGAAATTTGAATCGGCCAAACAACAAGGGTTCGATGTCTGGCTGGTATTTTTAAAGATAACCCCGACACTGGAGATTAAACATGGTAAACGAAAATACTCAGCCGAGCGAAAAGCCGGTTGAAGTAACGGAAGTTACGGCCCAGCAACAACCAGCGGAAAATTTACCGCCGGAGAACCAACCCGCCACTATGGCGGAAATTGCCAAGAAATACAATCTTGAGCAAGAGATCAAACAATTCACTTCGCAAACTCAACAGCCTGTTACACAGGCTCCGTCCTATTCGCCAACGGCGGTTGATCCCATCACCGATCCGGAAACCTGGAATAGATTGTATCGTGAAAACACGACGCAGATGAACAACACCCTGCGCGAGTTGACAAATACAGTTTCGGAAATGAGGCAACGAACCGAGCAGGAGCGGTTGAATGTGGAAGTGAACAAGGCGGTCGAGCGCGTCAATCAAAAGTTAAAGATTGATCCGATGTATACTGAAATTTTGCTGGAAAAGAAATATCGGGATGATCCCATTTTCCGGCGAATTTGGGACAATCGGCATATCAATCCCAATGCCTTGAATGAGGCTTTGGAAGTCATATCCACGGAAGCATCGAGAACTTTTCAAGTGCTTCCCGATCCTCAATTGATTGAAAATCAGCGCGCGGCCAAAGCAAGTCAAAAAGCCATGTCATCGCGGACCCCGACCGGGCAGGACGATGTAATGAAACTGACCGATACGGAATTCGACCGATGGTGGTTAACGAATAGAAGGTAAAAACAAATGGCAATAGTACGTACTACGCAGGCTTCGGATTTACCCGGAGAAGTAAATGTTGTTTATATCCGGGGACTTCTGAGCGCCGCGCGAAAAGTGCTGCCGTTCTTTAATGGCACCCGACCGGGGGTTCTTGAAAAGAAAGGCGGTTCATCCACTGTGCTCTGGCGGCGTATTGAAAATCTCGCCGCTGTTACCACGGCTCTCGGCCAAGGTTCACCCGGCGGCACGATAGCTTTTGGCAACAGCAGAGACACGGTTCGTCCAACCTACACCAACATCTCCAAGGCTGTCGCTAAATATGCCAATGGCATAACGGTGGTCGAAGAGATTGATCTGTTCAATATTGATTCCGATACGATGGCTCTCATGGATGTTCTCGGGGCCAACGCCGGGGAATCGTTGAATAGCGTCGCTCGAATCGAGTTCGATACTGCATCTCAAGTTCGACTCGCTTCCGGCGCGAGCACCACTGCCGGCATTATTGCGGAGATAAAGGCGAATGACATTAAATATTGTGTCAATCTTCTGAATCGGAATTCCGCTCTGAAAATGTTCACGATGGCAACTGGATCGCAAAATATCGCCACTTCTCCTGTCCGCGCCAGTTATTTCGGCACTACTCATCCGGACGTGGAAGAGGATATTCGCGGTTTGACTGGGTTTATCGGAGTGGAGCAATACGGCGGTTATACCGAAACTCTGGTCGGTGAATTCGGAGCCGTGAATGGTGTACGGTGGGTTTCGACCGAGATCGCTCCTATCCAGACCGGGGCCGGCACAACCTCGACTTCCAACGTCTTTCGCGGTACTTCCGTGGATACCAACGATGTTTACACATCGTATATCTATGGTAAGGATGCCGTGGGAACGGTGGGGCTTGGAGTTGCTTTCGGTACTTCCGTCAAAACGATGTCGGAGAATCGAGACAAGCCTATTGAGATTATTTATCATAAACCCGGATCATCGGGAGTGGGCGATCCGTTTAACGAGATTGGTTCTGTCTCATGGAAAGCTTGGCACGCAACAAAAATCCTGAATGGGAGATGGATCACCAAGATTCATACACTCGCCAAGGATTTAACCACATAACATAACCCCACAACAACAAGTCAGGGGGCACCCGTGACCGGCTCTGCCCCCTATTTTTTTACAAATTATGGCTACATTCATAGATGGCGTGAACCGTTTATTGCGAAGCAATAATGTCATATCGGGCGATGACGACAACATAACGAGTTTTTCTGAAACGCAACATGCGTCTGACATACAATTGGCGCAAATTTCCATTCAGGATGAACTCGCGGAAATAGTTTCGGAAAGGCTTATCCCTTATGAAAAGACTTCCGGATCGGTGAATCTTGTGACAAGCACCAGGACATATTCATTGGCAGCCGATTTTGTCCGGTTTTTCGGGTTGGCGTCATTTTACGATACCACCGACAATCAACGGATTTACGAATGGCCCGGAGGTGAGGAAAAATTACAGCATCAGGATTATAAATATAAAACCACCGAAGGTGCCCCGAATTACTGGTATTGGGAGAATTCAACCACGAAGCAAGTGGCTTTTTACAATGTTCCTAATTCCACTTATAACAATCGTTCACTTTCTTATGATTATGAAAAATCGGTGATGGTCGTGAATTCTACGGATACACTGCCGTTTCATAATAATGAGGAATATTATTCCTTTATTTCAATGGCTGCGCGTAGATTTTTTATTATGCTTTCTCAACAGCCACTAGCGCAGTTATCAGCAGATGCCACGTATAATAATGCAAAAGCCCGTTTGTATGCTTTTCTTCGGCATGATAACGCTTCCGATTTTTATGGTTATGGGTATCGCTGATGGCTGTTCTTACATTCGAGGGTGGGTTGAACGAACAGGATATGACCTTGGTTTTGGATCAGGAGTGTATTGAAGGATATAATTTTGAACTCGGATCACCAGATACTCATTTTCGTCCCAGAAAGCCCTTCGATAAACTGGGAACCGCGACAAATGCGCTTTCGATCAATGGGTTTATCCAACTAATCAAGTCGGACGATACTGAAACTACGCTGATACAAGCCGGAGATACAATTTATCAATGGGATGGAACAACTGGCTTTACTTCACGCGGAACGGTTAACTTAAACAGCAGGTTACGAGGCACGACATGGAATCTCGGTGGGTATGCCGTAATTACCGATCTGGCGAAAGCGACTGTCATAAAAAAATGGGACGGAACGACATTTTCAACCTTAACGACAGGATTGGGAAGCTCGCTATATGCTAAATATGGCATTGTTCATCTTGGCAGAATTTGGTTATTCAATGTAACCGCTGGTACCAATACGCCGCATTTGCTAGTAGTTTCGGCATTTGAAAATCCTGAATCCTATGACACCGCCAAGCGCGCCCAGGATTCCTCATTTTCGACTGGGAATGAGGCGTTTTATATGGTTACACCTGATCTTAGGCCGATTAACGGTATTGCTTTGTTTTTTGGCGTGCTCATTATCTCCACGACAAATGGCGGCCTTTGGAAGCTGACTGGCACGGATTCGATGGGATTTGCATGGAGTCCTTTTTATTCGGGCTCGCAAGCGATTGGCACCGAAACAGTAACCAGCATCGGGGATGATGTTGTTTATATGAAAAAGAACGGAAGTATCGAATCAATCCGCGCCGTGCAAGCATATGGAGATATTAAGACCGACGATTTATCGAGATGGATTAGAAATACCGCCAATAATATTACCGATTGCATTACAGTATACGATCAAGAACGACAAAAGGTTTATTTCTTTATCGGTAACAATAAAATTCTTGTGCTTTATAAGGATTTATTGACAGCAAATTTTTCTCCCTGGTCGGTTTATCAGACGGGGCATTCCTCGTCTTTTGCCATCAATAGCGCGATTTATATGAGAAACCCCGGAGGAACGGATTGGTATGTTTATTTTGGTGATTCCGAAGGAAATATTTATCAGTTAGAAGGTGTTGGGGATGGAGATGCCGGAACCACCGATATTAGTGTATATCGCAAGACAAAATTCATCGAAACGATTGACGATTTTAATCCACAATTACAGCGATTGCGCGGCAGGATTTATTATCGGCGAATCGCCGATATTGATTTACTGATGGATTTCGAGTGGGGAGACGATTACGCCATAAATCGCTGTACCGTTCCATTGGAAGGCCCGCCTCTCGGGGACCTCGCTATGTATTGGGGGGGTAGCTGGTATTTCGGAGGAGCGTATTATTGGAATAGTGGGTTTTTTTATTCGGAACGAGTAAGCACCAAGGGCTTTAGTCCGATAGGCCGAGGGGTTGGATTTTATCTTAGTTTGTCAGCAACATCTTCACAATTATTCGATGTAATGAAAATTGAAGCTTGAAACATACAAGGAAAAGAGAGATAGACTTTTTGGAAAGAATCGCCCGCATATTCGGTTATTTGACCCGAATAAAAACGAGGATATGGCGATATTGTGGGTGGCTCATAAACATAAGCCGTTTTACGAATTATCGGAAAAGATAGAACAATCTATTTTTTGTGAAAAAATCAAGAGCCTGGCGCGGGAGACCGAAATACTTATCATAGACGATGACAATGAACAATTCCCGTCGCGCACCGGCCCGGTGGTCGTTATATGGATGTTTTCTGACGGCTGGCGATATGAGCCTCATGCTGAATTTTTTCCATGGGCGTCGAAACGAAATATTTTTCGGACCAGCGTGGCTTTTCTGCAATTTATACGCTATCAACGCCAAGTCGGCGTATGTTTTATTCGCAGCCTGGAAGAATCGAAAAATTTATTGGAACATTGTTGCGAATATGGCGTTCTCCGCCCCGTTGGTCGTGTTATCTGTGGCGATCCGCGAGGAAATGAATATTTATTCAGCATCGAAGGGAAAAAGAAACCATGAGTAAATTGAAAAATGAATTTAGAGGTCTTAAGCGATTGTCCAATGTTTTTGGCAGAGAAGGGACCGATCCGGATTATGCCGCTGGCGAATACGCTGGACCGAAAAATTATTATACTCAATTTTCGAGTTTGGAGGATGGTAGACTTAAACTCGATCCTTCCATTCGATCTCTCCAGGAAACGGCGTTAAAGCGTACCGGAGAAGGATTGGGCGATTATTTGACGAGATCGGAGGATATTCGCAACCGTTTTCTAGGAAATCAATCGGCTTTCCGCCAAGCACGGCTTAATCCCTTACAGTCGCAAATGGCGCAGCGCAGGGGAGAAATACAACGCTCCATCGGTTTACGAGGTTTAGGCGGTTCCAGCTTTGGGGAACAATCTCTTACCGGGTTCGATGTCGAATCGCAAAGAGCCTTGGCGGATCAATCCGCAATTGCGGAAATGGAGGATTTACAGGCATTAACCGGATTAGACACACAGCGTTTGGGGGCGATTATAGACGTTGGTAATATAGACATGAATACCGCCATGGCAAGGCTCAATGAAGAAATGACCGGATTGGGAATGGCGCAAGGACAAATTCAAGCGGCGATGACTGCATTTGAGATGTCACAACAGCGAAAATTGCAGCAGCTTCAGAATATTGCTAAATCTGCGGAAACCTGGCATACACTTGTAACCGATTGGGGGGATTTCGCCAGCATCGGCAAAGGCAAAGGCGGCAAAAAGCCCGAAGCCGGAGGCGGCAGCTGGGGGAATTAATGCAAACTAAAAAATTCATGCGCGATCTTCCAACACCGGAAGATGCGGAAGAACAATCTGTTCATCTCAATCTATGGATTGAAGGAATGAAAAAACCAGGGAATATGGACCCGAATGATCCTCAACATTTGCCGCAGATTCAAACCATGGCTGAATATATCGCCAATGGCCTGATAACCGAGAAAAATGCCATTCGGTTGATGCAATTGAACGAAAAAACAACTCCATATCTTAGCGCCGCGCTCGATGTGCAAAGAAAAAGACGTGGACAGATAGCGCCCGTGGAATACGAGGGGGAAAAAGAATATTCACCCGAAGGCGATGTTTATCGGCAAGTGAAAGGCGGACCTTTTGTCAAAATCCCAGTTGAGGGAGGCATGAAACTCGGCCCTTATGTTAAAGAACGACATAAAGAATACGAACAGAAACAAGAAGACCTTGCAAAACTCGATCATGCGCTTGAACAATATGAAGGTTTCCTAAAAGAACATGGCACTCAAGTGGGAGCAGGGCCGTTGGCATGGAATCCGAGCCTGCGTAAACAAGCTCAAAGTTTGCATGCGGCGGTACAGAGCGGAGTACGCACTATTGACCAGATGGGCGTTTTGCAACCGGGTGAATTGCCGTTTACAGAAAAATTCGTGGATAATGCAGCTAAATTGACAAGTATCGGACAAGCGGAGGGAATCCAGGCGCAAATTTCAAGAGTACGAGAACGAAGCCGGAATTATAAGGAAATACTTGCCACAAGATATAAGAATGTTCCCGGTGTTTTTGAACCTCCGGCCTCCAAGTCGGGTCGCGTCGAGCGTTTAAACAGACTGCTTAAAAAGAAGCCATGAACAGATCCGAAGAAATAAAACAAATCTGGGGAGAAATGACGGACGATGAGCGTAGGCAATATGCCGATTCATTATCGGACACCGAGTTTAACGAACTGGAACAGTCTTTAACTGATCCAGGCATGGAGACAAAACCTCCGGAGACTTTTCTGTCTGGATTCGTGCGTTCGGCAAAAGATGGCAGCCCCGTCACGCGAGCAACCGCAGCTACACTCATGGGCTTGCGGGGTATGGGAAGGCCCGTCCTGGGTATGGCGCAAAGCGGATTGGAACAACTGGATAAGTACGCCGGCACGAATTATGAACCCGCTTTCACCGAAAGGATAGATAGATCGGACGCGGCATATCGCGCAGCTTTGCAATCCTTGTCACCGGGAGAACAAAGAGCGGCCAAATCTGTTGGAATGGCGGGTGAAATTGCGCCGTACTTTGCCATTCCTGGAGGGCCGGCGAAAGGCTTGATGGGAGTGCTTTATACCGGTGCCGTCGGGGGCGCAGCAAGCGCACTTAGTTATATCCCCGCCGAGGAGAGATCAAAGACATCGCGTTTAGATCGGTTCAGAACCGGCGCAGCCGCTGGAATGTTGTTGCGTGGTGGATTGGAAGCGGGAAGACATTATCCGCTGAAATATCAGAATATTCTTGCAACTCAAGCCGCCCGTGAAGGGGAAGACATCTCGAAAATTACCGGAGTGAAATTGACAGCAGGACAAAAATCCGGGCATCCGGGGTTAGTGGACTTGGAAGCTGGAGCCTCTGGAGCCGCTTCTGGCAGGGAATTCATGAATAAACAGTTACTCGACGCTGAACAATATATGGAGAAAACAGCGCGAGTTTTCAGCAATAAATCCAAAGAAGGGCTGACTACTGCATCGGGGAAAACTCTAGGAAAGATATATTCACAAGGAATAACGCGATACAAAACACAACAAAGCATACTTGGGCGAACGGAATATGGGAAATTCCGTCATGTTGTCGGGAAACAACCAGCAATTGAAATGCCGAAATTTCAAGCCGCCATAGATGATATGGCGAATATTGCTGTGCCCGGATCAGCGGAAGCCAAAGCTGCGGCGACGACGATTCAAAAAACATTGGCGGCTCAATTGGAAAGCGGTCAAGGCAAGCTCACGGCGGATCAATTTCTTCAATGGCGGGAAAAGATTGCACGAGAATTATTTCAAAATCTAGATAAACAAGGTCGTGGGCGGGCACAGAAAGAACTCATGACAGCCCTGCTTATTGATGCCGAAAATTATTCTGGTGTAGCATCCACTCAATTGAAACGAGCGGTTAATATATGGCATCGTGGTGGCATACAGATAGATAAATTCAATAAAGACGCTATGGCGTCTTTATTCGCAAAAGAAACTTTTGATCCCTACAAAATTTCCGAGACTATACCTAAAATGACCCCCTCCCGCATCAAAGGGATGCATGAAGCCATGCGGAAAATACCCGGCGGAGAACAGGCGTGGAATGATATGACCGCTGCATATATTTATCGCGCCATGGATAAATCGTCTCAGCATCCAGAACGCCTCGTGGGTCAAAGCCGTTTTAATCCAAATCAATTCTTCGAGAACGTGGCCAACCGCGAAAGGATTCTCGCGCTCATGCCCGATGCTGCAAAACGAACGCAATTCCTGACGGGGATGAAATTGCTGGATCGCGCGGCGGATAAACACGGGTACTCAGCGAAGGCTATTGGCATAAGACAGACATTCGCTGATGTGATGGGAAATTTATTCAGCGGTAACCCCATTTTTATTGCGCGCATGACCGGTAAGATATTCGGGCCAATGGGGTTGTCATGGGTATTATTCTCGGAAAAAGGAAATAAGGCTCTACGAATCCTAGCGACACAGCCGAAAAATACACCTGCTTATCAACAAGCATTGGGACAAATATACGATCTTCTGGAAGAAGATACCTCAAATGAAAATTCTCAATTTATTCGAGATGAATAATAATGGGCACAAAATATTCAACTAATTCCACAACCGGGTATAATGCCACGCCTCCGCCGGACGACGGCACGGTAAGTGAAGCCAACAAAGGCAAATATAGCACTATCAAAACCAAACTCGCCGATCCGATAAAAAATCTCGCTGACACAATTAATTCCGAATTAGTAACGCATTTCGATACTGGCCCAATCGCCATTACGACAAGCACCACGTTGGATGCCTCGCATTTCAACAAAATTATCCAAGTTTCCGGTTCCGGTGTCACGCTTACTTTATCGGATGCAAATTCATTAACTGCTGGATGGTTTTGCAATATTATTTCCACAGATACGACTAATAGCGCGATATTAGCTAGAGCTACGGCATCGAATACGATAAATGAGACATCGGCGGATGTTACAATACTTTCGTTACAATCAATTCGCGTTATTGTCAATGCTGCTGCAAATGGCTTTTTGGTTGATTTACAATCTAGACATTCAAAAGAGTTTAAATTATCGAATGCATCAATAATTGACGCCAATGCCTCCATCGCCGCCCACGCCACGACTATGAACCCGTGGAGTCTTGGGAACTACGTTACCGCCACCGGCACGGCAGTTACTTTCACCGATCTCGCCGATGCCCCACAAGCAGGCGCGGAGGCGGAGATTTACATGAACGCCGCCCATATCTGGACGAACAACGCCAACCTTGAAGTGGACGGGGATGCTAACTGGACGGCGGAAGTGGGGGACAGGGTTCTGGCCCGTGCAAAGGCCGTGACGGGGCCGTTTACGATTCGGCCGATAAAGAAAACCGGATACGCGGTAATTACTACCGTCGGGAACCATTCCGTGGTCGTTCACACGGGCAACGGTTGGGGGTCTACCAACATAATGATACGCAGATATACCACCGTCTTGACAAACGTGGGTACTGCCATTACCTATGCCGACAGCGCCGCCAACGGCGCATCGTTTACGATCAATGAGACTGGGATATACAATTTATTCATGTCAGACATCCGTGATGCAGCCGTGGAAATATTTGGTGCTTCCGTAAACTCGTCGCAACTCTCAACATATATTGAGAACATTGATATCGCCAACAGGGTAATGATGGGCGAAGAAAATGTTTTAGCGAGGATGGGGAATTGCTCGATAACAAGACGTTTTTCCTCCGGCGATGTAATCCGCCCTCACGGCGATGGGAATAGCGGTAACACAACCAATAAAGTATTTTTCTCCGTAGTAAAGGTTGGCACATGAAACTAATCGTAAATGCTCCGGCTGGTCGCCACGAGGTTACCGAAATAGGTGATGGTGGTTACTACTTTGATCCGTCAAGAATATTATGGAGAGAAGATGTAAACGGACAGCTACCGCCGCGCCCAGCAGGATTTGTTTTGTCGAGCGACTGGCAACTTGACCCAATGAACCCTGCGGTCTGCTGGAGACTCAAAACACCCGCCGAGCTAGATGCCGAAAAAGTCATCGAATACACCTCCCGTCTCGATGACAAAACCCAACGACTTCTGTTCGAGATCAACTTCGACCAGGAGAACCGGGTGCGAGTATTGGAAGGAAAACCGGCTATCGCCAAAACCCAGTATCATGATGTTTTAATCAACGTGTGGAAGGGGCTGACATGAGTGACTTCGACAAGGCCCTGACCTTCGTATTTGAATAATCTGCTCGCTAAATCGGCGGCGGTGCAGGCGGCGACAACAGAGGCGGAAATAAATGCTGTTAGCTGGTGAATCAATCGAGGAAGAATGGTGAATGAATCAGGAAGAAATAAAACGGCTGGCGACGGTACTGGCGCCGCAAATCATCGCGTCCATCCGCGAATCAAAGCATGATTTCTGGATAGACCCGGAGAACCATTTCAGGGCGCACATCGTAATGGACCAATTCGCCGAATGTCTCGACATGGAGACATTACAGACCTTGCGCGATCTACTCAAGGCGTATCGCAAGGGAAGAAAGCTGTTCTTCGCGGCGTTCGTCGGGTTGATGATCGTCGGCGCGCTCGGACTAGTCGCTATCGCAATCGGAATGAAACCGCCATGGAAATGAACAAATTCGATAGGGCAATCGATCTTATTTTGGCCGAGGAAGGAGGATATGTAATAGACCCGCTTGATCCTGGCGGAGAAACAAAATATGGAATTTCCAAACGCGCGTATCCTGAAATCAACATTCCCAGCCTGACAACAGATCAAGCAAAAGCCATCTATATGCGCGATTATTGGAACCCGTGTAAATGCGAGGAGCTTCCTTGGCCGCTATCCCTGTTCGTTTTCGACGCGGCGATCAATCAGGGAACCGATGCTGCAATCAAGATGTTGCAACATACGTTACAGACTAATCAAGACGGCATTATCGGAGTCGTGACTCTAAGGCTCGCCAAGGAATCTCGGAAGTGGCACTGGGCGCGCTTTATGGCCTTCCGGACCATGCGCTATCAGGGCACTCGTAATTATGATCGTTTCGGTGAAAACTGGTTGATCCGCATATTTCGGATCGCTATGGGGGCCTAGGATGGAAACTATTCTCGCGTCACTTGTCGCCCCCGCTGCTGTTGATATGCTCAAAAATCTATTCGCGTCAGCTTCCCGCAAATGGATCG